TTTTTTTTGAGTCGATTGGAATGGGTTTTACCACATCTGACAAACGCCCAGTAGTTAATGAGGAGGATGATATTAGTGATATAACTTTTTTTGAAGCGGAAGTTTGTTTTCCATCCGCAATTAGCTAGAGTTATGTGTCCATTGAGTTTAGAAACACTTTTTTCCGGTTTGTCGTGGGTTGATAATAAGAAGGATGTAGGACAGGTTATGGAAGACAAGTTGCATTGTTTCCAGAGAGAGATTTTTTTACACGAGCCATCTGTTAGAGTCGCTGCGATGGAACGCCTCGTTAATTTTTGTAACCAGGCTAAAGTATGTGTGAGTGTCCTGCCGGACTCTTACATTGAACAAGTTTATAACAAAAATAGTAGTGATTTAGTTGGCTATTCTTGGCAAGGATCAAGTTATAGTTAATGACCTGAGTTTTTATTTATACAGTTAAAAGACATCATGGTGTATGATGTCGCTTGTAACGATTCTCAGTTTACACCACAGTCTAGCAGGAAAATCGTGTGTTTCCTAGCGGTGACGTTAAAGATTGCACGACGAATCAAGATACCATTAGTTCCAAAGAGAGTCGGATTTATTCCGCAGTTCGAGTTAGGTCTCAAATTGAGACCCCCGTTACGTATGATAAGTTTCCTACGTTGCGAAGTATGCCACCTTCAATGTACACAGAGTACAATCAGTTGATTGACAAACCTTTTTATATTGGTTCAACGTCATGGACCACGTCGAATGTTTCCTTTTCCACGTTAGGAAGAGTTTCTATACCTAGCACAGTTAGTGCAAATACGTTAGCATCAATACCTTTTCGAGTTGCACAAAAGTATAGGATGCAAGCGTGTGTTTTATTTCAAGTTATGGGGACTCCCCAACATCAGGGAACTTTGGTGGCAGCAAGTCTGCCTTCAGTGGCTCCCGAGTTCACGAGGAATTCTATGAACTCATTTATGCAAGCACCACATGTTTTTTTATCAGCTAATGAGGCTACTCCCGTTTGTTTAGAGGTTCCGTTTTATTCTAATACCAAGTTACAAAATACGAATTTAGACGGAAACTCCGGGAGATACCAGATGAGTACAGATTATGCTGATGTGGTTATTGGAGTTTTAAATCCACTTAGCACGGGTGGTACAACAACTGTTACTATTTCTATGCATTTAATTTTTAAGTCGGCTGAGTTTTATGTTCCAAAAAACCCTGATATCGAGTGGACAGCCCAGTCATTTGAAGTTACGGAGAAAGACGCATGGTGTTGTTTATCGCGTTCGTGTTGTACTTGTTGTCTTAGTTATTTTTGTAAGTGTTTGACTACTGAGGTTGCCGATTTTGTTGCCCAGGGGTCTATTGTTCCAGTTTCTACAATTAGTCGAGTTTTGGATAATGTTACCAAAGGGATAAAGAATATTACTGGTGATTTTATAGATAATGTTCGGGGTGCTATTAGAAGTTATACTGGGTTGCATAATCCAAATATAGCCACCCCCGATGGTAGAAAGATAATTTCATTACGTAATTTTCCAAATAATGTTGATGTTCCAGTTTTTTATGAGAAGTTAGATACTTTTGTCGACCACGACAGAATTGTTAGTGATCCTGTGTTTTATACAGAGAAGGATGAGATGTTAATATCCAATATTATTGAGAAGCCGCAATATGTTTCTACTTTTTCCTTGACCACTTCAAATTCAGTGGGTACGGTTTTGTTTAGTAGACCTATTACGCCGATGCAGGAATCTATATCGAGTTCAGGTGGAGTTATTTCAACTCCTTTACAGTTATTTTCATCTATGTCTATGTATTGGAAAGGTTCTCTCAATATTCATATCCAATCAGCGATGACGAATTTTCATTGTTGTAAATTGTTGTTTGTTCGTAATTATTCTAGTGACAAGAGGGCATTAGTTAGTACACCGACTCTAACCAGTGTTACTAATTTGATGTCTGAATCCATGGAGTTTTCCGCAGGAGGACAGATTCAAACAGTGAAGCTGCCCTTCTGCTCAGAGTTAAATCAAATACAAACAGCGAAGGATTTTGTTACTAACGCCTTGTCACATGGTATTTATTATATTTATTTGTTGAATCCTTTAGTTGTTAGTTCTTCTACTATACCTACTATGGTACATTTTAATGTTTATGTTTCTGCTAATGATGATTTTCAGTTTTATGGTTTGAGTACGCAGTTAATGTCTCCTGTTGCGTTTACATATCCCTTATCTGTTTCTAGTGCTAATGAGTTGCGTTTGGAGAGAAAATTAGATAATGTTGTTAAGGGGGCTATTCAGAATACCACAGAACAGGATGATTCTAAGAAGTTGAAGGAAGTTGCCAGAAAGGCTAAGATCCTTAGAGTTAAAGAAGAAAGCATTAAGAAGTCAGTTGACCGATTGGTTGCTAAGCTTTCTACTTCCTATTCGACGGAACAAGTTGATGTTTTGAAAGGTACATTGGTGAAGGATGTTGATAAGATTTTTGGAACGTTTGTGGGACAAGCCGAGACTTTGGTAAAGCCGTCGGAGCAGGATCCTATTTTGAATAGCACCGAGAATACTATAGGGAGATTTGATGCATCTGATTTTCATCCAATTGTTAGTGTGAGAGATTATATTAGACGTTTTACGGGGTGTCAGAAAGTAGTGTTGCAGAGTTCCGATTTTCAAGATGCAGGAGTGTTTGTTATACCCGTTATAGATTTGTTGAGACAAGGAGTTGATGGACAGAATTTCCAAGCTTTTAATAAGCTAGTTAGGTGTTTTTATCGTGGCGCTGTAGGAGGTATTAAAGTGAAGCTTGTTGTTCATAATGCGAAGGAGGCTGTGGTGAGGTATTTACCTCCAGCATATCGAGTTACAACGAGCCCTACCAGTGGTGTTGCTAGCATATATGAAGTAACAGGGGTTGTTTCTAATACCACTGCAGTTAATAAAGCTATTCTTGAACAACTTAGTTATCCCTTGTCCACGTTATCCGTTTTTGGAGCAGATCCGTCGCCGTTGCCGTTTATAGAGATGAGTCCCATTCATAAACTTGTTGGAGTTGAAGGTCTAACGAGCACAGACCCTGCTGGAGTTAAATCAACTTCGCTAAACCAGCTTCTTTACGAGTTTACAGTCCCTTTCAACAATGCTATGGACTTTGTAGGAGATTCAACTCTTTTGAGTAATATTCTTTCTGATGCTTACGCTGAAGGTTTAGGCAATATCATAGTGAGTGCCAATATTTGGGATTTGAACGATGCCGCATTGGCGACATCTCCTTGGGTACAACCGTATATCGCCTACACTGATGAAACCCGTTTTGGTTTTAACGTGTATAGTCCGAGTGCCCAATATTATACCACTTTAATTGGCTCAACTTTTTATGTCTCTGACCCATTTGTAGGTACAGACACGGCTCCGATTCCTTTTGGAATTGTAGGGGCAACAGCGGCTTATATAGGGTAGAT